AAGACTTTCCTCAAAACTTCGGGATCTATGACTTAAATGAATTTTTAAATGTCTTAGGTCTTGTTGATGTACCTAATCTATCTTTCGAGAAAGATTATGTACTCATTAGTGATTCATCTGGCCGGTCAAAAGTTAAGTATTTCTTTTCTGATCCGGACATGTTGACATCACCATCTAAAAAGATTGTCATGCCTCAGTGCGAAGTACAATTTACTTTAGATGCTAACACACTGAGTCGTATTAAACGTGCCGCAGCGGCTCTTGGTCATGATGAAGTATCGATTACGCCAGGCAATGGCCATCTCACTTTGTCAGTTGTTGATAGTAAAAATGCTACATCAAATACATTCGCTATCGATATAGCCGGCAATTATCCTGAAGATCCTTTTAACTTTGTTATAAGTATCTCTAATCTCAAGATTATACCAGGTGATTACCACGTGGCAATTTCGTCTAAACTCATCTCAGAGTTTTCTAATAATGAACTAGGCGTATCCTATTGGATTGCTCTAGAAAAATCCTCAACATATGGAGAATAAAATGGCTAAAGCCGAAAATATGGTTTCTGCACCAGCACCAGCTGATACAGCAGCTCCTATAGATCACGATCAGATCTATCAGGTATCAACACAAATGGGTCGTTCTATGATTGCGGTCATTGACGCCGTTGCACAACGTGGTGGATTCCGCGGAGAAGAGTTATCTACAATCGGTCAGTTACGTGATCAGTGTGTAAAAGCTATTTCTCTAGGTGAAAATTACGAGGCGCAAAAATAATTTACAAACCTCCCTTTTTATTATATAATGTATTTGTTGAACGAGGTTTGTAATGTCAGATTTTTTATGGGTCGAAAAGTATCGGCCAAAAACAATTGCGGAGTGTACTCTACCGCAAACACTTAAACAACAGTTCCATGATGTTGTGGCTACCGGTGAATTGCCTAATATGCTTTTCACCGGTACAGCCGGTCTTGGTAAGACAACTGTTGCTAAAGCCCTTTGTAATGAACTAGATCTAGATTATATCTTGATTAACGGTTCTGAAGAAGGCAATATCGATACCTTACGAGGTAAGATAAAACAATTCGCATCGTCGGTTTCATTACAAGGCGGATACAAAGTTGTTATCCTTGATGAAGCTGATTATCTAAATGCACAATCGACTCAGCCTGCTCTTCGTGGATTCATTGAAGAGTTTGCTAATAATTGTCGGTTTATTCTCACTTGTAACTTTAAGAATAAAATCATTGACCCGCTTCATTCTCGTTGTGGTGTCTATGAGTTTAACACAAGCAAGAAAGATTTACCTAAGCTTGCACAAGACTTCTATTCTCGGCTTTTATATATACTAGATAAAGAAGGTATAAAGCACGACGATAAAACACCTGTCGATCTTGTAATGAAATATGCACCTGATTGGAGAAGAGTATTAAATGAAAGCCAAAGACACTCTAGTAGTGGTAACTTGGTTGTTAATAATATCTCTAGTAATTCTACTTCTTTTGGTGAACTAGCTAAGTTTCTTAAAGACAAAGACTTTAAGAATATGCGTCATTGGGTCGTTAATAGTATGGATATAGATGCAACCGCTATCTTTCGTGGAATATATGACTCCATGAATGATTACGTTGTACCTCAATCTATTCCACAACTTGTTTTGATTCTTGCTGATTATCAATATAAAAATGCCTTTGTGGCAGACCATGAACTAAATGTCGTAGCATGTATGACTGAGATCATGGCAAACGTGGAGTTTAAGTAATGAAAGAATTTTTATTAGTTGTCTCAATGTGGGGCAATACAGGTACTGAATGGCAATATATGGGAAATCAATATATAATGCAACAGTTATTTACTAAAGAACAATGCGAGATAATTGCTTCTAAAAAGAATTGGAAGCAAGTTATTAAGAATGAATATTATGCTGTACAATTCGATTGTTTTCATAAGGATCAAAATAAATGAGAAAGATAATAAGTAAAATACCAGAATTTTGTTTAAGCCATTGGTTATTACGTATACCGCTTGCAATTGTATTCTTACAACAAGGATTAAGTAAGTGGCCATTTAATATAGACGATGCTGAATCTTGGGGCTTACCTGCTATAGTATGGTGGTTTGTAGTGTACGGAGAGATTGGTGCCGGCATAGGCTTATTAGTTAGTGGTATTTTAGTTTCTAAAATAGCAGGTGATTATATTTGGGATTTTTGGATTCAAGATGTAGGAGATGCACTAACACGATTCTCGGGTATTACGATATGTTGTATCGCAACTGGAGTTATATGGATTGGTGAACCAACTAGTTTATTAGATGTTATATTGTATGATAACTTACATGTATTTTTATGGGTAGGTGGATTATTCTTTGCATTGAGAGGAAGCAGAACATGAACGAAGGACCTTTTACACAAGCACTTAAAGCAGATAAAACTGATGTATTAAAAGAAGAGTATACTGTATATAGAAAAAAAGACGGTTACGTTATAAAAGAAAGTTATGCTAGAACTCATTACAGAAATGATTTTCATGATACATCTACAGTAGAACCATTGGTAAAAGTATAATGCAAAAACTTGTGTTATTTACTAAAGATTCGTGTTACTATTGTCATATGTTAAAAGAAAAACTAGACGAGTGGAACATAGATTATACTGTTCTGCATAACCATCCATTACCTAATAACCACAAAACATATCCACAATTATATTATAGAGACAATGATGTTCAACAAGGTAATTCAGTAGACTTAACAGAAGATGTATTGTGGAACAGAATAAGATCATTAGAATGGACAAGTCAAGACAGTGGGGTTGAAGGTGGATTTTGAATCATTTTGATTATTTAAATAGTATCAATCTAACTAAAAAAGATATTATGATTGATGACGACTGTGAAAAATCATATAACTCGTTTATGGTAAATCGTGGTTTATCTTATTTTCAAGACACTATTATCATTGCTAATGAAATGAATAGACAACATCAGCTTGACAGCAAGCTACAATATCAATTTCTTATAAATATGATCAGGAAACGCAAAAGGTTTTCTAAGTGGGCTAAGGCTCAAAAAGAAAGTGATATTGATGCTGTCAAGGAATATTATGGGTATAGTAATGAGAAAGCCCGTCAAGCCCTGACACTTCTATCGCCTGACCAAATAACAATAATAAAAAACAAGGTGAGTAAAGGTGGAAGAAGAAGATAAAACGGTAATATGGAATCCGACTGATATGTTGGAAATTACCTTAAATGAACCAGATGACTTCCTAAAAGTCCGTGAAACATTAACACGTATTGGTGTAGCTTCACGTAAAGAAAAGAAATTATTTCAATCCTGTCATATTCTACACAAACAAGGCCGATATTTTATCGTGCATTTTAAAGAGCTATTTCTACTTGATAGTAAGAAAGCAAACTTAGAAGAGACAGACATTGAACGTAGGAATACGATAGCGACATTGCTTAGTGATTGGGGACTAGTAACTGTACTAAACGGTACCGATCTTAAATGCGCGCCACTTCGTCAAATAAAAATTATTTCTTATAAAGATAAGAATAATTGGGAATTATTGCCTAAGTATAATATAGGTAATAAATAACGGCTATACCATAAGGGTATAGCTGCAATATATAAATAAGGTTGTGATGCGGAATACTCCGGTCACATTCAATCTTGCTTGATCAAAAGGAGATAACAATGACAGGCTTACACACACTATTTCCCCGTTCCTCATTCGTTGGCTTTGACCATCTATTCAATGAACTTGAATGGACAGCTAAACACGCGAATGATCATTATCCACCTCATAACATTATTAAGACTGGTGAATCAGATTATCTTATAGAATTAGCAATTGCTGGATTCTCACAAGATGAATTATCTGTAGAGGTTAAGGATCGTACATTAACAGTAGCGGGCGATCATAAGTCAAAAGGTCGTGAGTTTATTCATCGTGGTATTTCTACCAAGAAGTTTAAGCGTACGTTCAGGCTGTCTGAGCACGTACAAGTGCACGGAGCAGATATTCAGGATGGTATACTTGCAATTGAACTGAAGTATGTCATTCCAGAAGAAATGCGTCCTCGTAAGATTAATATAGGTCAAAACGAGGAATCATCAAATGACACAACACATACTAGTACTAAGCAATTACTTACGGAATCCGATTGAAGGATTAGTAGGTTTACTAAAAAATTGGAACGCTGGTTACCAACGAAATAAAAAAGTAAGGCAAACAATTAGAGAGCTAAGTGCTCTTTCAACTGCTGAACTTAATGACATTGGAATAGGCCGATGTGATATATACGCCGTAGCAAACGGACATCGCGACCATAAAAGAGCTGCTGAAGTAAACAGCAACTTAGGAGGTTGGGTATGACTGAAGCTATAATGAGATACACATTTGCACCTTTATCTGGTTTTTGGGCATCCTTAAACAGAACAATGTATATCGTTGGTTATTCTAGAGCAGCCGCTGAGCTGTCTCGCCAAGGATACCATGAGCAAGCTAAACAATGCATGCTCGAAGTTTCGAAATTGAAATGAACTGATGGGGCGAAAGCCCCTTCAGCCTATAGGAGAAATAATGAGACTACAGCTACTCGAAGCACTTAAAGCGCACGCAAATGGTCATATATCAAAGCATAAAGCTAACGTAGAAGTTTATATGACAAACCCAGCAGGAGTTGGGGAGCATCCAGACATTATAGAAGCAATTGAACAAGAACTAGATGAAATTGCAAGATATAATGATCAAGTTGAAATGCTAAATAAATATTTTCCACAATAACAAAACGGGGGTGTACAACCCCCTTTTTTCGTGATATAATGGCTCCATACACGGAGGTATCTTTTGTCATTCTATACATCAGTAAATCGTCACATGAATCAAATCCTATATCGTGGATATAATGATTCAGGTGCACCTATTCAATCTAAAGTAAGATTTCAACCAACACTCTATATAAAATCTAATGA